CTTGGGTAAAATCTCAATTAAATGTTCAAGTACACTACCAGTTGTCAAATGCTTAAGAAAAGCATTCAATGACTGTTTCTCCATTTTAATTGGAACTTTGTATGGTTCTTGTGGCAATACCACAACTTTAGGATCGGTTGACATAAATTTTCTTCAATAGTTTTGGATAACAATTATCCGGATAATCAGTTGTATTCTTTTTACTACTATAACTCAAGCATATACCTTCGTCAAGTATGGGTTCAAATTTATGCTGGGTCTTATAAAACATATTCACACTATTATTGGTACACGTCTGATAAAAATCACAACCAACGCTCATACACATACCAATATCATTGGTCTTAATACGATACTTTTTCATATAAATAGGGGAGGTACTGTTACATACCTCCCTCTTAGTTATTCTTTGCTTCCAAGTAGGTACACATTGCTAATAGCCTTGAAACTAAATTCTCGTTCAAGTCCACGAACAACTACACCTTCACGATCAACACCCATATTCAGTATACTCTTACCCTCAGCATACTTCAACATATTATCTACCAAGTTTTCATTGGGTAATACATATCCATACTTTTCAAGTACAGGTACCATCGGTACGCTCAACCTAAACAACAACCACTCCAGTTCATCAAAGAACAGACGACGACCCTTATCAATGTCATAAGCAGTAAAGAAAAATAACTTGTGGTCAGTCAATTGATACAAATTACCATTGATATTTGAACCAATCAATTCGCCTTGTATCGCAATGTTCTTGCCATACTTAGTCAACTTATCCTTCAACTCAAGCATATTAGCCATACGCCATAAACTATTGTCGTTGGTTTCAGTCAATTCCCAATTACGTCCACAAACACCAAATACACCATTATTAAAGTAACAAGTGAAACTGGTACCATCCAACTTTTCAGTGACATACACTCTTTCTCCAACAGGCACAAAACCAACATCAGTTTCAAAGTTCTGAATACGAATTTCATCAGTCTTTGGAATAAAGCTAGGAAATGTTCCCTTGATCTTTCCAGCCAATTGAGCAGGAATAGGAGGTTCATATTTTACAATATCAAGAGCCTCAGTCAAATCATCACCTTCCTTTGGATCAATTATACCCTCTGGAATTGGAGTCAATAAACCCTGCGATACAGTATTTCTTAGTCGGATAGTCTTCAAACGAAATCCCTCATTAGAACCCATACGCTTGTAACTACTCTTACGTAGAAATTCAAATTGAGGACGAATAGGCAAAAAGCTGTCAATCTCATAATAAACAGCCAAATCACCAACCTTGTACTTAGTCACTGAATCTACTACCCACCAACCCCCCACACGATATGCGCAAATTTTATCTGCTCCTTCAATTAATTTGACTTCTTCAATTTTTTTGATTGACGCTAGTTTTCTCATAAAATTTTTTTAAACTATTTTTTATTTTTTCTCTCGTTTCTAACGATACACTATGTCCCTTCAAAGTACAAGATGTTTTTCTTCTTTTTTCCGGATTTAGATTTGCATTTCTGATGTTTTCAAGTGCATCTTTAGAAAAAGATTGTTTTTTCCGTTCAGTTCCTATTTTTTGCGTATTGCCTCTACCAAACAACCATCCATTTGGTATAATCTCGTCATTTTTGAATTTTTTAGATTCTAGTGTTATGGGATTATGATACCATTTTTTACCGACCTTAGATTTAACTTGATTTAATTTATGTTGATCTGACCACTTATATCCTTTTTTAGAATTACTTATTTTTGTCCGAGTTTTACTTGAAACTATTCTTCCTTTGCTTGCTAATCCAATTTTTAATCTTGTTTCAGCTGTCATAGGTTGACCTCCCCATGCATATGGAGTTATATTATAACCTATGTCTCTATTTGTAGAATTAAATTTTTTAATATAAAATTCTTCTTTTTCTCTAGCGTCGTTAAATGTAAAACATTCTTCTAATATTTCTCGGTTAAAACTATTTTTTCCATATTTTTTAATTGCACTGGTAATTAGTTTTCCACTACCAATGTATCCATCATCAATATTATCAGTTTTATGTTGACCTATGTATATTTTATTATTGACTGTACAAGTTGTTTTATATATAATCCATTTCTTCATACTAATAAGTATGAAAATGAATATTGTTAATTACAACTTGCTATCTTATTTTTCTAAATTAATAAGAATCAAACTCAACCTGAAGTGAATCAAAATTAATAGTAGACGGATCTACATTCAAATCAATTCCATCATTTACAACAAACACCTTCAAGTCCTTCTTGGTATCAAGAGAGGGTCCACCGTTACAGCTACAACCAGAGCTGTAACACCAAGTGACGTTACCATCCTTGTCAACACCAACACCCTCATAATTGTGATGTCCATAACCGCCATCCCAATTCTCAATCTCCTTGAAAATTACGATGTGGTCATCATCAAACTTGCTCTTAGGAAGAGTGTCCCAATTCTTTACAATGTAATCTACGATATTCATTACTCCTTAACTATATCACGTAGTTTAAACAAAGTCAACAAAAAACCCGTCAGATTTCTCTGACGGGTTTCTCCACTTATCCTACCACTTATCGGTTGGTGTTTCCAATGTTAACGAACGGTACAACACCACCTCCATTATATACCGGCAGCTTACCGTCCCAGCGCTGCAACGCTTCATACTGAACCAATGCCGGAGTTAGAGACTGAGCCAACACCAAGTTAGCCTTGGACTGAGCCTCTGCCTTAAGAGAAATACTCTTTGCCTCACCTTCCGCCTTGGCAATGTTACTCTCCTTCTCACCACGGGCCTTTTCAATCACTTGATCCGCCTCAGCCTTACTCTGACGGACCTTGGTTTCAGCCTCAATAGCCTTCTGACTAGCTTCTAGTACAGCATTGATACGAGTCTGAACACTCTGATCAACACGAAGACCACCGTGAAAACTGATCAACTCAAACCTAAATCCCTTGGGTCCAAGCTGTGCATTAAGATTGCTCTTAACATTGTCAAGAAGATATTGCTTCCTCTCACCAAAGATGTCACTAGCCTTCATAGTACTAGCAACACGATTGAATGAGTTATTAATCTCATTCCGCATAAATCCGTGGGTAATAATTGCAGGTGACTGACGAAACTCCACAAAGATTTGTGGAACCTTCTCCGCCACGAACGTGTATGCCAGAGCAATATCAGCATTAACCACTGCACCTTCAATACTGTTGAATGTTACGCTGTCATCACCAGGACTTTCCTTGCTACCACGTTCACGATCCCACACAGCATTCTGCATGAATGTTGGGAACTTATAGATGTCCTCAGTGATAGGGTTATAGAACACACCGCCAGTAACCAACGGGAAATCATTGACTCCCTTCTGACTACCCCACTGATTCACCTTGATACCAACATAACCAGGCTCAACCCTATCACAACCAGTGAAGGATGCAATGGCGACGATACCGGCAATTAGACTAACGAGCTTCTTATTCATTTTCTTTGTTTTTATTTTCTTCTAGTTTCTTGACCAACTTGGTCACATCACTCCTTAAGATTACCAGCGTGCTGATAAAAAGTCCAGCAAAAAGTGCGGATCCAACAAGATTTGCAACGTCACTCTTTTGATTAATCATTGAGGCGGACAAATTGAAAATGTACGCACCCAATGTTGTCAATACAAAATACTTTGCACAATACTTTACAATATTTTTATTACTAAACATATATTAATTCTCCTTGATATAAAGTTCTGGAACCTCAGAAGTCAATGGAATAACCACATCTTCCAAAGGTTCATCTGATTCAGATGCACCATAATGTCCGTGGTGTGTGTTAGGAATAGGCAGATACTCAGTAGTCCAATGTTCACGACATTCCTTGGCAGTCTTCTTCAATGGGGAAAGTTCATTACCCTCTATGTCATATACAATGATATACTGAAAACTATTATCATAGGTACTATCATTGTACTCACTATGAATACTCATTACCATTGTAGTTGCTTCAGGAGGATAATACTTCTTGGCAAACTCAATATGTTCACTATACTTTTGTGCATTAGGAACATAACCAAGCTTGGTTAGATCCTGTAATGTTGCTCTGCGATATGTACTCATATATTAATAGTTTAGAACGTCCTCACGGGTAATAGACAGATGTTCATATTCATCACCATATAGGTCTTCGTGGATACACTGAGTGTCACCAAATAGTTCAATCAATGATTCAAGCAGTGGATTTGCCTTGTAATCTTTCGTTGCGTTATCCCACTCCCGTTCAACTTCTTCACCTTCTACTACAATCTTGAGATCTTCATATCCAATATAGAATAAGGTTGCGCCACCATCATTAAATTCGTGGTTATTAATATACATCTCAACGCTGTCCAGTGTAGGATTATCCACAAAGATTTTCTTTAGTTCAGCTTTAAACTCATTCTGGAGTTCTGACTTAACTGTGTTGAGTTGATTCTTTAGCTCTTCAATTTTCTTAAGTGACTCTTTCATATGTTTTGTTTTGTTTTGTTAGTCTCCGATTACATTTTTAATACTACCACCAAAAGTTTTAGAAGTCAAACTATTTTTAGCACGAGCTTTACGTCCTTCATCAATTTTCACAAAGCTAGGAGGATGTGAAATACCATTCTGCATCCAACTCTTGAACTCCATTTCAGCCAGATAATCTTGTGCTGAAGGAATAAACTTATTAGCAAAGTCTTCCAAACAATGTTGTTCGCCAATATCCCGCACACTTACACTGCGTCCATCACTATTGATAATAGTAGGAAAACGATGATCACTTGTTTCTGGACCACTATTAGCAAACTTTACTCGTTCCAGAATATTACTAAGAAACCAACTATTGTGCGTTAGAGCACGATGGCGGTTATCCGCAATTGCACCCTTACTACAATCCATAAATGAATGTATAGGTTCATAATCCTGTGGCTGACCGCCGAACTTACGGACTGAACTTTGAGCGTGAATATATGGTTTTGACATAACAGACTCAATCTACCACGAATTTTATAACAAGTCAACAAAAAATCCCCTCTTTTTACGGAGGGGATTTGTATTTTTAATGATGTTTATCTTGCTTAACGTGGTTCTTACTCATCATAATCTTCTGGATTTCTGGGAAAGACAATGGTTTACCATGACCGTCCCAACCAACGTCCAGAATTTTATTGTCTGTGCTATCAAGCTGAGTGGTTGGATTGGTGTAGTGACTATGACCACTCAACTGCCACGCTCCCTTTTGCATTTGATTAAAAATCTGATGTGGGTAATGATGAATAACAATCATATGACCATTTACAATCAGTTCTTTGTAATAACCCAGATAAGTTAGTTTACCAATTGCATATGGATACACTTCAATGCCATCATTAGGACTATTACCAGTGAATCTAACCAAATTCAAATGACCAGCAACAGCATCTTCATAATGCTTACGAATACAACTATTATGATTGCCCCAAATATAAGCAATGTTTTGACAATTGATTCGTGCTAGAATTTCATTGAACTCTGGTGGAGTAATGTTTAGACAAAAATCACCCAGATGAATTAGTGTATCTTCTGGACGCACTACTTCATTAATCTTTGCAATCAAAGCATCATCGTGTTCATAACGATCTTTATATCCTCTAGATTCATATATAAATTTTTGGTTATGCCGAAAATGACTGTCACTGGTAAAGAATACCTTGTGACTATCATTATGCGTTAGTTTTAGTGGTCTTTCAAACATAAATTATTACATCTATTCCTTCATCATACAAAGGTTCTGCAAACTTAGCAAGCATTTTGTCGATTACAAAAGTAGGTACTTCTCTACCGCCTTGTTCTCCACGTTTCTTATTTCTGTCAATTAATCCTTGACGATCCATTTTGAAAACAATAGCAACTACTTTTGCACCATATTTCTTTGCGGTGTTGATATAGTCACTTCGTTCTTTACGGTTTACACTGGTTGCATCAACCAATACATTTTTACCATCTTTTAGAAACTCGTCAACAGTTTTTTTGATGTGAGAAAATACTTGATTTGTGCAAGTTTGGTCCGTTTCTCCACTTCCAAATTTTGCACGAAGTTCATCACTGCTTAGATATTCTATATCTTTATCTTTAATAAAGTTTTTTGCATAAGTGGATTTACCACTTCCAGGCAATCCAACCGTAATATAAAGTGTATTATTCATATTAAAAGTTTAACTCAACTTGTTATAAAGTCAAGAAAATTGTTAAGAAGAAGTAAAACTTGTTTATTTCATCTAGGTAGTATAGTATGTATAAAATGTAATCTATGGTGGTTACTAAACGAAAGTAAAATATATGTATAAGTATCTATTAGTGTTAGTCGCAGCATTTACCCTAAACGCTCAACAAAGTCCAAAAAGTCCACCTTCTGGTGAAGGTCGTCCACAACGTCACAAGTTGACGGAAGAACAAAAGAAGCAGCGTAATGAATTGATTGCTAAATATGACGCAAACAAAGATGGTAAGATGGACAAAGAAGAACGTGCCAAAGTCAGTGATGCTGACCGTAAATTAATGAGAAGTTTTGGTCCTCCTCCAGGCGGTCCAAGAGGTCCAAAACACGATGAACATCCTCCAACTAAAGATGGTGATAGACCAAGTAAACCAAAAAAACATTAATCAAATAACCCCACTAAATTAATAGTGGGGTTTGCTTATTCAACTAATGTATGAATTAGGCTAATGTGGTTGGATCACTGTCACTAGCAGCTTCCAAACGAGCAGCTTGTGCATTTACCAAATCAGCCGCAGCTTGAATTGCTTCTTCACTTGGATGTGGAGTATTTAATACTGTTACAGCACTATCAGTTGCGGAACTCAAACGTGCCAATGCGTCTTGTAGATTATTAATTGCAGACATAATTTCTTTTAACCTTTCAGTTTGTTGTTTGTTACTATCTAAAACAGCTTTCAATAACATTAGATTATAACACTCGTTATTATCATTATTACAAAAAACAGCTTTAAAAAACTTTTTCAATACATTCATATAATTTATATATCAATTATACATAACAAAGAAAAACCCTACCAATTTATTTTAATTAGTAGGATTATTGTTTTACTTTTTCAATACTTGCCAGAACAACTTTTTTTGTTGATCAGCAGTCAGACTCTTACCATCAAGCAATGAAAATATCATTGATGCTCTGTTAGACTCTGAATATGATGATATAACCTTTTGAGCTTGTTCTTTACGGGTTGATAATGATTTTAATTGATTATCAATGAATGATTTAAATCCGTCAACAATCTTATTAACTTCTTTAGAAGCATCACATACTTGAGACGCATATCCTCTTACCATTTCAAAACACTCATAGTCAAAAGTTTCAGTCAGTTTAGATTCAAACTCTTGGTATGATGGTTTGTCATAAGAAAAATACAAATCTAAAGTATTTTCCAAAGTAGCCTCAGACTTAAATCTGTGTTTAATTAAATAAATAGCGGACTTAATCTTATGAATAGTCTGACCATTCTTACTATATAAACATACACCTTCTTTATCCTGCCACTTATCTACAATCTGTAACATATCAGATATATCAGTAAAAGTATAGATTTCTGGACGAAGTAAATCATACTTCTTAGCCATAGCATCCAACATATCTTGTTGTGCAAGTGAATAGTTGATATGATTAATAAAACCAATCAACTTCCACATAGGTTCATCACCATACGATAACACAATTTTATTGATTGGAGACAGCCATTCCCAAATGATAGAATAGTTCCAAGTATCATTATTATCCTGTAACTTACTTAGAATAGTTGACTTGAACAATTCTAACTCAAAACCATTAGCCATAGTAGAAGCATCAACAGTTCCACGGGTACGCAGAATATATTGACCATTATACTTGCTAACGATTAAAGTGCTACCGTCCAACTTTTCAACTACAGTACAATGCTTCAATGAATTAGGAACAGGAAAATGTTCAGGATTCTCACCCCAATTTGTAAATTTTGGAAACGATGCACTAATAACTTCACCCTCATAATTCACAACCACACTACGCATGTGCTTGTTGTCTTGAGTCCATTTAGTTCCGATATGTTGTGGCTGAATCAAATGGACAATTTCACCGTTAAGTGAATGTTCATGCACCATAAATTGGGTGCGGTCAACCTTATCTAGGTCAATTTTCATACAACTAATTTACCGCAGATTTTAAAGAAAGTCAAGCCACTTTTTTCAATTTCCAATCCGGAATTTGACCAGCAAACCAAAAAAAGTCTTCTTCAAAACTATAATGAAAAGTTTGATTAGTAGCATTGTTATATGCTTCAATTACGGTACGGTCATTCAATTGACGCTGTTTACCCCTAAATTCCATATGAGGATATTTAGACTTAATTTCTTCGGGAACGTGAATGTTCATAATCTGGGTTTGTTCTTGGTTTTCCACTTATCGTAATGACCGGGAAAATTACGTTCAATATTTGATTCAATTATCTTAGACGCTTTAGAATCTAAAATTTCGGCACCACAAGTGTCACAACGTTGAATTGTTACATCTTTGGTTACACAACTTCTTCCCCCACTTAATTGTGAGAAATAATTGACAGTTACATCTTTGTATGTACCTGTCTCACATTCAAAACATTGTGATGGTCTAATATTCATTTTTCAGCAATCCAATCATGAAACCGTTGTGGTAAACACATATACGCAACAATCAATCCAATAGAAATAATTGTAGGTGATACATCCACTTTAAATAACTTATAAAGCAATATACTTGTACCCAACGATAATGCCAAATTAATAAAAAATACTAAAAACATTTTCATAGAAATAATGCTTGAATACTCTTCAACTTACGATTCAATTCTTCATTGTGTTTCTCTAAATCTTCAATTTTTTGCATCAACCTAGCATTTTCTTTGTGTAAAGTGTGAAGTTGATTCATTAAATCTTTTAGAATATCTGCATTTGATTCAAATTCCATAACTTATTCTACCTTTCCATATACTGTTTCAACATCAATATAATAATTAGGCAGTCCATAAGGACGAATAGTAAACTTCCAAGTCTTTTCACGGTCCTTGAAGTTATAACCACTGATAAAACCAATACCACGGTTAGTATTTACTTTGTCGCCAAAATGGTACGGAAGAGGATTTTCAGCCAATACCTTAGCAAACAACTCATTATTATTGATCATATGAACAGTCTACCACACCTTTTTTTAAATGTCAAACACTTTTCCGTTCAAAAATCCATTTAAATTTAGTTTACCATCAAAAATTCTAAGTTTAAGACCGGATTCTTCCATCATCGTTTTAGATATTTTAGATAAATCTTCCCAATCCGAATGTTTCATTTCTGGCCATAAAGAATGAATTACAATTTCATTAATACCACTCTGTATTATAGACTTCATACAATTGTTGCATGGCAATCCGTTTGTATAAAGTGTTGATCCTAATGTGGATATACCGAATCTAGCTGCGGTCAATATGCTATTATGTTCTGCGTGTACTACAAATTTATATTTCGTATCTCTGTTATTATACCGTTCATTTGAATCCAGTACTCCAATAGGAAATCCGTTATAACCGGTGCTAATAACACGATTATCTTTAACAATCACGGCTCCTATTTTACTAGATGGATCTTTACTTTTTGTAGCGGTTAAATAAACCATTCGCATGAATAGTTCATCAAAACTAGGAGTTTTATAATTTTCAAATTCATTCATACAGTTAATCCCAAAGTTGGGAATAATATTCAGCGAACAATAACATTCCCTTTTTACGACGTTCTTCTAGTTCTTCATTTTTCTTCAGATATTCTTCCCAAGCTTGTTTTTGTTCTGGGGGTTTTTCACGGTTAATATTTTTAAAGTAATCATCCATATTACCAAGACGTACATACATTACCGGAGGCATTGGATTGAACTTTTCTACATCTTCCATATATTCGAATGTCCAAATCAATTCATCCAAGATTTTGTCCCATTCTTCAGGTGTAACCTGTGGGGGATGTGTATGAACATTAATCTTTTTGAAATGCTTTAGTCTAGGAAGAATGAATTTTGTAAACGTATAGTCTAAACTCCAACATTCACTATCACTTACACCATAACGCATACGTTGATAGGTACTAATAAACCAACGCTTTACATCATAATACTTGTAATAGATACGCCATCCATAGGCAATATGATCCAATATCCAATCACCATATTTATTGGTTCTATACCATGGTTCTAAAGAAGTAGCTTCTGCTTTTTCTAAGCTTTCGTTGATTTTTTTAGCGTCGAGATCCATATATTTTAGTTTACATTACATTTTTAAATAGTCAAACAAAAAACCCCACATTTTACTGTGGGGTATGATGAATAAACAAACAAATAAAATTATTGAACGTTCTTCAAACCAGGATGTGCTTTGTGCCATGGCATTTCATGTACAACTGTTGGTGCTTGATTGCTCCAACGTGGATCAACTTGTTTAGCGGTTTGTTGATCTTGTTGTGCTTGTGCCATTTGTTGGGCAGCTAACATAGCGTTTGCTGTGCCTGGATTGGTACTTGTGATTCCAACTACTGGATTTTGTGTTTTGATTCCTAAATAAAGACCTGACATAATGTTATACCTTTCGTTAAGTATAACTATTAAGCTTTGGCTTCATTATACACAAAATTATCATTGAACATAGAATATAAATAATCGTGGTGTTTATCTTCTAAAAGATACTCACGAAGATCAATTATACGACGGTCATCACAACAATGACACTGCATATAAATTTTATCCCGCTTTAATTTAGCTGGCATATCACAATAGTTGCAAGTAATCTGAAGATCGTCCATATACTTTAAAATATCATATATTAAAAATAAAACAAGAGATGTCACTGTTACGTAACATCCCTCATCAATTTGTTACACTGTTGTTTTATTTAGAGATCATAGTAATCTTTCAGTTCAATCTTACCATTTGTAATAGTAATATACTGATTAAGATTACAATCAATACAAATGTTATTTGCATCGGTAATATTAATATATCCCTCACTATTGTGTTGTTTAGCTCTACCAGTTTCCCATTGACTAGTATGACCCACAATTTGTTTCAAATCATCAATAGGCCTAAACTCATCATCAAAATCACACCAAACAATGCCACCAGCTTTATTCATACCACCCCTACTACGTCCAACTTGATAAAACCAATGAAGATCATTTGAAAGCAACTTGGAAGATACTTGTTTTGATTGATCATCAAGATAATTAAATATATCATTGTTGGTTTTAATCTGTGGAGGCAACAATCTACTATCCAATCCAGCGTGGGTTAATAGAATATCATCCAACACAATAAACCAATGAAACTTATTACGAATAGATGCACGATCTTTACCCAACACTTGGTCAATAGTTCTATACTTCCATTCTTCATAACCACTGCACATTGCACTATTGTTGTAATACAGATAATGAATATCGTGGTTACCAAATAAAGTATAGTTCTTTGGATTGGGTAGAAATGTGTCTTTTAGATATTTTGTAGTAGCTTCGTAATGAATTGGATCATCATATACAAAGCTATCATACCAATCACCCAGACAAATGTTGATATCGCCAGCTTCTTTGGTAAAGATGGTATCTAACTTTGTATGATTGTTGTGAGGATCAGCAGCAATTACAATTTTTTGTTTATTGGAACTTAACTTTAACATACCTAAAGTATACCATAGTTTATTTCACAAGTCAACCGATTTCGTTTTAACTTTTGATAAAATCCACTTGACCATTTCTTTTTTGGTAGATGGAACACCATATTTTTTGATATTAAAGTATTCCATTTCCAATTCGTATTGTCTACAAGTTGTGTCCATTTTTTCAAACCATTTTGAATCTGCTGGAGAATTGTCTGTATTTTTTTCCAGCGTTTCTAAACATTCTATTAGAAATTCACATTCAATTTTGGTAAGAATTACTTTTTTCACTTTTCAGTGGACTTGGACTTCTTTTTATCTCCCCAGTTAATTTTATCGTAATTTGAATTATAGGTTTTCTTGTTCACTGGTCTGGGAGACGATCCCTTCCCGTTCTGATGTGACTGATTGCTCATAAAAATGTTGATATCCTTTCTCTATTGTGTTAAAAAATGTTCCTTCATTATACATTTCCTCCGCGACTGTAGTATCGCTTTTGATATAATGTGAATTAACATTTTTGATATTAAATCCATTACCAGATTCATCTGCGACATATCCCACGAATACTACACTGAAGAATTTATTGTCAAGCACTTCATCAAATTCTTTATATAAATCTTCTTTTACATATACAATGTCTGCTTCACTCCACTTATTATCAATACGTGGACACACACATAGTCTGTATTCATTGTCAATGAATGCTTTGAATACAAAAGCATTTGGTTTTTCAATATTATTCTTCATATTTTTCAATACATTTACTACAAAGTTGTCCGACACCATCTATATAATTAACTCTAAAGTCAATGTGTTTATCTTTGGGTTCATTTGTTTCTACCCCACAGACAATACATTCTTCCATTTCAATCACTTTAAAGTCGCCATTTGGTAATTTTTCAATTTTATTATTCATAATTTTATGTTGTGAATGATTTTCCACATCCACAGCTAGATTCTGCATTTGGATTGTTGATTTTAAATCCACCACCAATTAATTCATCACTATAATCAATTACACATCTGGATAAATAATTAGCACTAAATTTATCAGTTAATACTTTAACACCAAAATATTCAGATACTACATCATCGTCTCTAGTTTCATCAAATATCATACCATATTGTAAACCAGAACAGCCACCACCTTCAACATATACTCGTAATGATTTACCTGTGTTTGTTGTATCATTAACCAACATCTCAGAAATATGAGACGCAGCTGACTCTGTTAAAATTATACTTGATGTTATTTCCATATTATCTGTAATATTACTATTAAACCACTCAACGCAATTAGTGTAAATGTTTTAACACTTAATTTTTCATTAAAATAAATATGTGTCAATATTGTAAACATAACTATACCAATACTAAATGTAAAAATTCTATTTGGCCACATTTTTCCATTAAAATATTCTGCCAATAGCTTGGTTGCATATATAGACAATAAAGTACTAGGTACACTCAACCATATTAAATACATTTCATATTTCTTATAAAAACTATGAATAAATTGTCCATAAATTTGATGCCATCCCACAATATATACTAATACTAGTATTGTTAACCCCAACAATAATTTGGTCATTTTGCCCTTAAAATTGTATTATATTTATTAACAACTTCTTTACAGACACGACTACCTTTGCTTAACTCAGCATAAGTATTGTCATATACATTAACTAAATCGCCCTCTTCAATTTTAGAACCCTCTTTTAATTTGATATACTTTTTAAGTTCAGATTCTTGTACTTCCACTATGTTATCAGCGCTTTTCATACAGTTTTATATTTAAAATTTTTATAAGATACCAAAAACGAATCCACTTTTTCTTTTTTTCTATTTAAAAAAATAGACGCATCTTTATATAACCAATTTAGTAAAGATGTAACCTGTTTATTTCCATTTATTTCTACAGTTCTATTATTAGATTTAGTTTTTTTATTACGACACGACATATACATGTTATATGAAAAATAATCTTTTATTAGATTTTTTAATCCAATACAAAAATTTTCCGTGGATGTAAAATTAATAACAGATTTTAAATGCTTTTGTTTATATAATCTATATGAAAAACAACCATCTCCATCAAAATATCCTCGTATAAAATGATTTATTAATTTTTTAGGAATCAGATTGATATTCCATTCTAAATATTTACTTTTATTATTAATACACCCAAGTTTTACTAAATCAGCACATAATTTTTTTGAGTAAATTGATAATGTATAATAATTTGAATGATTCGGATTTTTAACTTTAGTAAATATTATTGGGGAATTACTTTCCAATTCCGTTTTAAATTTTTCTAAAATATGTAAGTCTTTTTCTTGTAAAGAAATTTTTAATGTTTTTTCATCTTTTGATATTGATCCATCTGCTAACATTAATCCGAAAAAATACGCTTTTGATTCAGTGTTGATTTTCTTAAAATATTTTTCATTTGTTAAATATTTTGGTTTAAATTTTCTATACCATTTAAAATCTCGTATGATTTTGTCAATTTGTTGCCATGAACAACCGTGATATTTAGCAATTTCATTACGCAACATATATGAAAAGTATTGTTCTTTTATCAAATTAACATTTAATATTTCTCCGACTTTATTTTTATATACTGTTTGCATAATGTCTACATATAAATAGATGATCAAACTTTAATATGTATGATATTTTTTAAAAGATTCTATCAATGATATTATGTTGCATTTTCCTACGGGGTTCATACTATGAACTTGATAATCTGGAAAATTTAGTTTATTAAAAATACAATATTCAACTAAAGTTTTTGCGCAATGTAGTCCTGTTTTTTCTTTATATTTGTCATAATTAATTGTATCCCCATGCAATCCGTCACCATAATGAGATGATGCTATGTCGTGGTCGAATGATACAAATGTTGGTAATCCGAGTGTATTGATTGTATCAACAAATTCATTATATGATCTGACAACAACCCAGTGTTCATTTGGCACAGCTGGCAATTTAGTATATTTTCTGACATCTGACATTGAACGAATGTCATCTAACATTAGATAATAACTCATATTTTTAAAATTTGTAATTTTGCAACGATTCTTTTAAATTTTTTAAACTTGTTTCTGTACAAGTCCAGATTACATCTGCTTTATGTTTTTTACGATACTTATTTGCTTCAGTTAGTGATGCGTCTTCACTGAGACATTCTCCTAAAGAGTCAACACATAAGTTGACATTTTTATCTAAAATTAGAACGTAGTAATTTGTTTTCATTATTTAACCTTCTGTTCCAAGTATACCACAAACTTTTTCATTGGTCTACCACTTTCGAATGTGTCACTGATAAATTCTGCTTTGGTTACACGATATCCTTTTGCACCATAATCATTCATCACACTTTCAAGTTCAGCATAATCAATGACTGTATGTATTTTTATAGTATATTTGTATTTCATTGTCGTGGAATTACCAAACAACTTAAGTTTGGCATTGTATAACCTTGTTTAATTAGCTCACGGGTATCTTTGACGATTTTATCAAAGTAAGCCAACTTCATCTTTATCTCTTCTTTTTCTTTCTTTGTAAGCTTCTTCATACAGCTACATCCGCTTTAATTGTTGGGTGTGATTGATAATCTATTAATTTAATATCATCATATTTAAAATCAAATAATGATTTTATTTCAGGATTCAACCATAATTTTGGTAACTTCATTGGTTCTCTTGACATTTGAAGTTTTATTTGATCCAAATGGTTCGTATACAAATGTGCGTCACCGATTGAGTATGTCAATGTACCAGTAACCATATTACTTACATTCGCCATCATTGCTACCATCAGGGCATACGATGCTATATTAAATGGCTTCCCAAGAAAAATATCATTTGATCTGATCGTCATCATTAAATTCAAACGACGATGTGGAATATTCTCCTCATTCAGTTTTTGAATGATCCACATCTTAGAGTTAGGAAGATTTACAGGACCAACCTGTTTTTGTAAAATCTCAATTCGTTCTTCCAATGTTAATTCTTCCGTATTAAAAATTAGAAAACAATGGCACGGAGGTAAGGCGCAATGATCTACCCAATATGGATGCCATGCACTCACAATCATACGACGATCATCTGGATTGGTTTTTAGCTTGTTAATTACTTTTTGTAGTTGATCAACTTGTCCAAAAGTCCAATATTCCGCAGACACACCTTTCACAGTTGATGATCCAACGAATTCATTGTCTTGTGTATAAAATGGAAAATTTCTCCACATTCCACCATAAGTTCCTTCACCAAGTTCACCCCATTCCTTAGCAAATTCAACATCGTTTTTGATTCGGTCAATGAATTTATTTTGTTTTTCCTGTATTGATTTCTTTATACTATCAACCACATCAAAATCTTCTGGTTCTAACTTGGAAGCCAATACTCGTTTTTCTTGATTAGACAACAATAATTCATCTGCCAACATTAATCCACCCAATCTTGGTTTGACTTTCTGATAACGAGAAAATGCCCATTCATTCCAAATACGAACATTATTATCAACCAGATACTTGATGTTGGTATCACCACTGATAAACCACAATAGTTCGTGAACAATTGCTGGCCAATGAACTTTTTTGGTTGTTAATAGAGGAAATGCGTTTAGATCCACATTGTATTTGGCTTGAGCACCAAAAATACCAATGGTATCTACACCAGTTCGGTTCTTTTTAAGTCTTCCGTTTGTCAAAATATCATTGACAATTCTGAAATATTCTGTGTCTACTTTGTTCATATTATTTTGATCTCCAATCATTAAATATACAGATCATTAGTATCAGTGATCCAATTACTGATGTTAGTATAACTCCAATTACTAACATTGATATAATCCCCAATAGTAAAAATATATGCATATCATTTACTATACTTGATAACTTTGTGCCCGTCAAATTCTTTTACAACTTCTTTATTAGTAAATAAATCTTCAAAACTAGACATAAATGTATCACCATCATAACTACCATTTACATGCGTAACATAAAATTCTGTAATATATGGTAATAATCTAACATATGTTTTAGCTCCACCCGCAACAATCAAATAGTCTTTTTTAAATTGACTATACAATTCAATATCAGTCATTGTAATCAACTGACCTGTCATAGAGTTATTGTTTACTAGATATTGATTTGGATTCGCATCCATTATTTTGTCTTCTTTGACTAGTACAAGACATTCTCTATTTTTTAGAAGTGGTAGTGTATCAAATGTATTTTTACCTACCACAATAGTATTACCAACGGTAAATTCTTTAAACCATTTAAAATCATTTGGAATAGATGGCCAGGGTAATCCACCATTTTTTCCAATACATCTGTTTTTTGCCATTGCTATGATAGCTTTCATAATATATTTTTAAAATTCAGATTCTTTCTTTTCTATAACTATATTAGTATTACCTTCGTAGTTTACACCACCAATAACATTGATAATAAACTTGTTGGTAATAGTTCCCTCCAAATTACTTGTAACAATATAACTCTCTTGTACACTTCCGTCAAGAAAGAATACAATCTTTGTAGCACTTGTTTCTAGTATCTTCAAATCATTCGTTACAGCATCTAATAAATAAACATCTTCAAATGAACTATACATATTATAATCTGGATCAAATGTAAGTTCAAACTCTTTTTGTCTAAATGCTGATTGATACTTTAAATTAATTAAATAAGTCTTTAAATTCTCTCTAGCTTCGTAGTATCTAGTGTTACCCACCAAACTATCATAGTTAATAACAATCACACCAATGATACCAAGCAATATGGTTATCGCCAATACCAGTTCAATTAGTGTAAATGCTTTACTTCTTTTCACTTATTAGTTTTAGTTTTTGTTGACGGGTTAATTGTTTGATTTGATATTCTCGTTTCATTGCTTCACTCTTGTTATCAAAACATTCAGTATATACTAATTTAACAGGCCGTCTGCTACGGGTGTACTTTGATCCGACACTTCCATTATTGTGGGTATCTACTCGTTTTTCAACATTATTAGAATACCCACAATAAAGTTCTCCACCCCTACATTCTACTATATAACAACAATGATTCTTATCAACCACGAATATCAAGTTTTGCTTTAGGCCAAGCTTTTCCTAATCCAATATTACCATTAGAACAAATGGTTAAGTTACTTGGATTTGATGTAACTGGTTCTGGTTTTTTGAGTGGCGAATGAATATTGATTGAAATATTTTCACTATTATTAACTTTGATTGCAAAGTTATCACTATCAATAAATGACATTACACAACTAGCACCACTACTATGTGTAAATACAAGTTTATCACAAGTTACAACTTTTTCTACAACTGGTGGTGGTACAATAGGTTCAGATGCTTTAACACTTGAACCAGCAACAACACCTGCGATTCCTCCAAATAGGGTGGAGAAAAACCCTTTACGATTTAGTTTTTCCATATACTAATAACATATCAGTAAATAGATACTAAATCAATATTTTATTTTTGATTATCGAATGTAATAAAGAACTCGTTGCAAAACATATTGATATGTATCAAACCATTTTTTATTACCCAACTGATATTTTGGTATCTTACTCAAGTCAAGTGATTCACTATAAATTGCATACGAACTTAAATAAGCATCTTCACAATTTGCGTGTTGTTCATAGTGATTTGGCATAGGTATCATCAACAATGGTTTGTTTTGATATATAGCTTCAGCACTTGTTTCAAATCCACCACTACACACTACTGCCTTACATACTTTCATCTTTTCTTGAAACAATTTACCATCAAGATTAAATAACTTTAGATTTGGTAGTTCATCATATTGTTTGGTTAATTTGGTAAAACAATGAATATTGATATCTGGATGTTTTTTAGCTTCACTAATCAATTGGGGTAACATATCTTCATTCATTAGATATACCAACACAAAGTCTTCTTGTTTGTCTGATACACTATAACTTTCACTTCTTAATATTGGAGGACTAGCAATCATAACATCATCATTAAACTCATAATAACTTAATGCTACGATTTTGGCTCGTATACTAGTGATTTTATTTATAATACTTAGAAATAACTTTTGTACAGGATATCCATTGATTTTTGGATATATAGCACAATCCATTGCGTATTGATGTCCAAAGCTTACATACTTTATGTTTCTGAAGAATAACGAGGTTAGACCTACCAACGGTTCATAATAGTTAAATATAGCATCAGGCTTTTCTTTTCGGATGACATTACAGATTTTAACGAATGATGTAATTAAACGGGGTAATTCAAATGTATTCTTTAATATAGTTTTCCATATAACAACTCTACCTACATTGTCAAATACAAAATCAAATCCGTCATATGTTACTACATTAAATTCATCTGTAAAATACTTAGCTAAACCCCGTTTCTTTTTAGCCGCAAAAGCAGTTTTTACATCAATACCTTGTGATTGTAGATATTGTTTGGTTGCTATACATTGCGTGATATGCCCGTTTCCTTCGCTTTGAACGCCAAATAATATCTTCATAATTTGATTAATTTAATTTCTCCATCCAATGTTTCAATTATGCATGAGTTATTTTCTATAAAATCTCCACAATTATAATAGTTTATACCATCAATAACAGTACATTCTGGTTTGTGGATATGACCGCATAAAATACTATCGTGTACACTATTTTTACAATAATGCACAACAGTAGCTTCATAATTGCCTATATACTTAACCGCTTCTTTTGCTTTTTGTTTCAAGAAATTACTGAAACTAAACTTAAATACTCTAAATAACTTGTTTACCGCCAAACTATAATCATATATCACAGAACCAATATGTTGTATCCACTTATTCTTGGTTACTAATCCATCAAATTGATCTCCATGGATAATCAATATCTTTTCATTATTTAATGTGGTATGACTGGTTTCTCTTACAACTTGTATATTATCACCAAAGTACATATCAGTAAATGGTTCAATAAAATCATCGTGGTTACCCCACACATAATACACTTGCGTACCTTTTCTGCTCATACGCAATATCTTTTGTAGAATTGTATTATAATTGCTATGCCACTTGAATTTTCTGCTCAATAACCAACCATCTATAAAATCTCCCACAATGTACAAATACTCACACTCTACTTCACTCAGTAACTTCAGTAATTTTTCGTGGTTGCAATAATCACTACCCAAGTGACAATCTGAAATAAATAGGGTTCTTACTTTCATCATCTTTATAAATATTGATATAAGTGTGACAGACTCGTTACGATTGTAACGTCACTTATACATAAACTTGAGAAATATCAACAATTGCTTTCAATTCATCCACAAAATCATCATAATTGTCGTGAAATGATACAAAGTAATCATCAGTAATATCACAAGCATTTAGACTAAGAGCTTTAGCATTCTTCATTGCTAGTTTAATCTGTAATTCTACATCAAACTTACGAGAATACTCTGGTTCACAATATACTATAATATCTTGTTTGTAAGTAGTATAAATGTTACGTTCCAACGCTGCACCCAATTCAAACAATGTAATTGGACATAGTGTTTCTTGCGCAAAGTAAAACACTAAAATATTTGCTTCGTGTAGATACTTATGTTCCCACTTGATTTGTTCTTTACTGACCTTTGGATTATTAATATCAAAGTTGTTACGACGGGGATTATAAATAGTTACATTATAATCTGTCATTTCTTGAATAAGTTTATCTTGCCACAACTTACATGCGCTAATGCCTCCTCCTAGGAATAATGATGGAATTCCAATTTTATTTTTATATTTTTTAGGAGCCGTTATTGTTTTCATATTTTTGGAGGAAGGAAACCCCTATGGCTTTAGCCTAGGGGTTGTTGACCCCACGATTTATTGATTTCATCCATTTTATCTGCTAATTCTCTTAGATGATATGATGCCCAAGCACCATTGTTATCTACTGGCCAGAAATAGAAATGACCATCCACATCCATAACTAAACTACCAACCTCTCTTTGAGGAAAATCTATATTGGCTCGTACAATATACTGGCGTTGGTTAATCTGTTGGTAAATTAGACTCATAGAAGTTTGAGATGTTTAGTGACGGGATCAATTTTGGAACTATAATCTGGTCCGATTGCTAGACAAGTAACGGTAGGTTTGTCAAATCCAGTGGTTTCTTCAATATATTTGACTGATAGACCTAGCATAACAGCATTATATCCAATGTCAAGCAGTTCCTTTTCACTATCTACACCCACACAAACCTTGAAGAAAGTGCCATATATCCATTCTTTTTGTACTTCAGTCAATTGAAGTGGATTGTATTCTTTGATTTGGTCAGTTAAAAATGCAATGCTTGCGTGAGCACCTTGAGTTACTAATCGGCCTTTGCTTAGGTTCAAGTCCTTACGAAGTACCAACATTTGTTTAACTTTATCAGTCATAAAAAGAAGCGGTTTTACAGAAAGTCAAGGCGCAATTCCTTCATCATAATCATATTCATACTCGCCAAGCTCATTTTTTTCACCAAGCATACTTTCGACCCACTTTTTGTATTCTTCACTTGGATTACCGGTAGAAATACGATACTCACTTTGTCCATCATCCCATTTGGCTTCAAATACTTCAACCGGTGTGTTTTTTAGACAACGTGCAACTTGATCCAACACCCAATCCTTGTGATAATCACCATCAATGCCACCATACATTTGGATGAAATACAAAGCCCAATCAGCATTGGTATATTTACTATATTCGGGATGAGTGATTACATCTACGGGAGTTTTGCCAAGATATTTAGCCATAATTTTATATTCCTTCAATTTTACAAAAAATCAAGAGCGATTTTAGTTAGGATAACCGCAAACCTTTGATTTGTCAATTACAGAGCAGCATTCTTACGAACGGTATCAAAATCAATTTCTTTGACCAACACACCGTTAGTGAACACCACCTTCAAATAATCCTCGCCGGGATCATTCTCACCAACAGTCTCAAATTCACCATCAACCTTGATCAACTTGAGCTTGCCCTTCTTGGATGCCTTGGAAACATCCTTGGGATTCTTCTGAATGTCATACCACCGACCATCACGATACTGAGCAGAACACTTAAAAGCACAACGCTGAGTATCACGATTTACCTTCTGCAACAAACCACCACCCATACCAAAACAAGCAATGTTCTCAGTGGCAAACCCAGCCTTGGTAACGGCATACAGAATCTTCTTGATACCATCAATGTCAATACCGTCACCCCACAACACACGAACCTTCGGATTGATAACCTTGTAACCCTTGCTGTTGATTGTTCCGCCGATATTAGCCCACAAATTTTCCATAATCCAAACCATTTCCTCCTCTGGAGTAGGATGGGTAGGAGTAATAGAATCAGGCCGAACCACAAACACACCATCACGATTCAAAATACGATCCTTGAACTTAGTGCCAACAATGTTGCTCACGAAGTTATAAATGTCATAGCTGTCAGAAACAACAGACAAAATACCCGTAGGATACTCGTTCAGAAGATTCTCAACAACCTGTTCTTCACCATTCTTACCAAGAGCAGTCATAACAGAGTGTTCAGTGGCAGCAACACTGTATGCCAGATTATCAAGATTAGCGTTATAGTAGTTTACGGCTACTTCCATAGCCACTACCGTATCAGTCCCCAAGAAGTTAATCAAGTGGGCAGCCCCCCCGATACCCGCAGATTCCCAAGAGCTGGCCCCCCTAAATCCAAAATCATGGAGTCCAAAGTTAAGCAATCCACCATCACTGGTCAAATCAAGATATTCCTTGATATTAACCTTAACTTCACGGGACAAAGCTGCGACTGTAGTACTATACCAAACCTGAGATAATACCGTTTCCAAATAGTTAGTGAGCCAGAAACACTTATTGTCAGTATTCTCAATGGTCATCAAGACATTATTGATAGGAACAACGGTTCCCTCCTCAACAGCCTTGATAACAACCGGCAACTTGCCGCCCCAACTATTGAGAATATATTCCCAACCTTCACGGTTGAAATACTTCTCACTACCAAAATGAGCCTTACACAACTTGGCTGCATTTTCAATCTTTTCACGGGTAACAACTACACCCTCAAGATGATTCTTAATAATATACTGAAGTCCAAAGAATGGAGTTTCATCAAACTTAGCACCCTTACGGCATTCAAAGTAGCTATAAACCTTTTCAGTGCCAGCGGGATACTGATTCCAGTGTCCCATTTTATAACTATCAGCCGTCAAACAAATGTTTTTATTCATAATTTTATCTTTCTGTATTGATTTTTATCTGTACCTTAATCTTTACTTTTAATAGTTTACCCTAGACTCCACTCGAAGTCAAGGCATTTTTCCGTCAATCTCAGGCTGAATAAATGTATCTTTCAGCTTGATATTGTTAACAAACTTTTCATTGAACATATCAATCAGAGCGTGGTGCGTTTCAACAATATCAGTTTTATTCAGATTATTGATAGAAACCCACATCACTTCGGCAACGTCATCTGCACCTTCTGGTTTACCAAACACATACTTGGCAACAAACAATGCGGTCTTGATCTTATCAATTTCTCCACGGTAACGCCAATCATTGATAAGTGTAGAACCAAGATAAGTGATATTACCAACTTCTACACCAGCTTCTTCCTGCACTTCACGTTTGGCATCTTCTTCAAGTGAAGTAGAAGTAGGATCACTGAATCCACCAATAAATCGCCACTTCTTTTCCTCTGGCTTACGTGCCAGAAGCAGTTCACCCTTGTCATTTACCACAGCAATATCAACGGTCTGAAATGCGGTTGGAAAACGATATGCAGTGGCAGCAATCATACCAGCACGATAATCCGCAGTGGGAGGATAATTGTTACATACACGACGACGAACCTCAGTACCACTAATAAAAGTAGTAGCTTCAAGTTCACAAGTATTGAACTTACCATTGTAACACTTTAGGAAGCTATCACGGGAACCATATAGTGTAACGGTCTGCATTGGAAGCAACTGTTCAGCAATAAGCTTATCCAAATTCTTGGACCAAGCAATATCCGAGGGATTATCATTAATATAATGAATCTCCACGGTTGGAAACTTCTCTGCAATCATTGCTCGCCTTGCACGAAAATCAAGAGGATTGTTGAGAGTATTACGAATGATGCTATTGCCTAGAAAAAGCAATACCCGGTCGTGTTTATTGAGCACTGAAGTGATTAGGTCGATATGTGCATCATGCAATTCATTGACCTGGAAACGTCCAACTACTACAGCCACATCGGTGGGCTTTGTACCTTTTTCTTTCATAGTTTTATCTATACCTTTCTATGTTTTTTACGTTTATTGTAGTTTGGACGTATTGAATCTTGTCCTTGCTACATTTATAACTATACCTTAGATTCTGAAAACGTCAAGAGTTTTTTTTCAAAAGTGGGCAGTCAGTCAACCAACAGTCACAATGAATACATTCACCATTATGGTCTGGTTTGCATGGCAGTTGATGTCTATTACCAATAACTTCTGGATGATATTGTTGAACTATGTGATTTAGTTCTGTATATTCTTTTAGAGTACCTCGTTCATCATGTGTGATACATCCATATGAAGATCCATAATAGATAACTTCTACTGGTTCAGTGTAAATATATCTACCAACAAAGTATAGAATATCTCCCTCAAAGATTCTGTTACCTTTACTATCGTGTAAACCAGTGTATTGTTCAATGATAGATTCATTGCGGTTGAAACATTGAGTAAGATGTGTAACTCCTTCACCACCATATAGTGAAGCGGTCATAATATACTTCTTTTGTTTGATATCCCAAATTCTGTAAATGAAGTCTCTCATATTATCTATAATCTTTCTTTGGATACAGCCAGAATTCTGCATTACATACTTCACATTTTGCTTTTGCCATTCTGGTATGATCTTTTGGGTCACTTACAATATTAACCAATTCACCTTCAAGTGCTTCAAATTTGGAATTGCAATTATAACAATCACCTTCCCATACTCTTTGTTCAGGAGGAGTTCCTCGTTTGATACATTTCATATATTGTTTAATAACTATTTTGTTTAGTGATAGTACAGCCAAATCCTAGAAAAGACAAGTCAAAATAAGTCCAGGTAACATCTTTTCTATAGACTAATTGTGTATCAAATTTGATGTCAATGTATTTTGTTGGAAAATCGGTTGCCCATTCATTTCCTGGTTTTGTTCCCCATTTGAATGTAGGAAAATTGATATCAATATCAAAAATATCAAATAGGTCTTCTTTGTTTTTTCTGGAATATAATTTCATAGTGTTTAGTATTAAACTATATTAGTTACCATACCACATTCTACCTTCAGCTATATGTTCCCATCCGTCATATTCTTCAATTCTCCAATCTGTTACATCGTCTGGAATTTCTACTACTTTAAGTTTAGAATAGTTTCCACTAGCTTTATCACCCAGAGTTTCTACAACTTCTACAAGAACAGAATCATTGCGTAGAATGTCACCTCTTAATGGTCCACTAATGTTCTTTTTTTGAACATATAGTTCTTCAGCTTCTTTACTTAGTCCAAAACCACCATAACACTTATTGATTACAATTTTCATATTATTTTATTTCCAAGTTCTATGTTCTTCTGCAATATATTCTCCATCTTCATTTTTATACTTTACCACAGAAATTTCTGAAAGTCAAGCGTTAGTTTTTTTACCGTTAAGTTGATCTTCTAATTGATTGTATAATTGATTTTCTAATTGAATGTCTAATTGATTGTGTAATTGAA